CTTACGGATACACTCGTCAAATTCTGCACTAATCAGGCCGTATCCTTTACCATAGGCAATATCACCTACAGCATCAACGCCCTCTCTGCTACAAATATATTTCTCGCAACAACTATACGCAATGTCTACCGTATCAACGACAATAGTCGAGAACTTCTCCTGCACAGCAGGGTCTTTCAACTCATTAAGCATCTTTTTAAAATCACCCCAAGTGTTTAGAGGCTTCGCATATACCCCAGGAAGGGCATTATAGCCCTTCTCAAAGGCCGCGAGTAGGGCACCTGGAAAATGTGATGCTGTAGTAGTTTTTCCGCTCTTAGGTTCACCATAAAAAAGTACGGAGTAACCTCGAAGGTCTCTGGATACCTGATGCGGCTGCAAATCAAGCAGACTATTCATATTCAGATTCCTCCTTTAATTAAAATTCGTAAACACTACCAGAAGGACTACTAGCAAAAGCAGAACTTGAAGCTGCGGCAAAAGCATTTCCCGCGTTCTGCTTAGAAGCTTGAAAATCCTTATTACGCTGTTTCTCATTTGCTAGATAAATTTCTCTAGCCTGAAGCATCTCAACAACCTCAGAAGCCATCAGAGAGCCTTCCTCGTCCCAAGCGTGAGGTTCAGAAGCCGCCCAGTTAATAACAAAGTCTCTATAAGAAGAAGTCGTCTCCTTAACAATAGGCTCACCAAACGCGGACTCTTCTGTCTGAGTGCGGACGACAGTCAGTGAAACCTGTTCACCGGCCACTGTGGTATACAGGGGGTTAGTATTACTAGGGTCATAACTCTCGAAATAATCCATCGCACGAGGATTCCGCACAGAAAACTCAACCGGCAGAATAGACTCACTCCAGTTAAAGATATAACCACGCAGAGTCATGCGCTCCGGCAGATTACGCTCTTCATCGGCCTCCAAACGAGTGGCACCGACAATCAGCATATCGGCCTTAAAAGTAGCTCTCTGCTCTGGCTTTTCATTCAGCGCATTTGTCTGATGAATAAACTTACCTTCGTTTCTCTTGGTAGAAATCAAAGGCTCACCAGATGACTTTAGGTCATACCAGTCATGCAGGGCCAGCGCACCGTCTACCCGCACCATATGCGCGTTCTCCTTGCCATGCTCCATAACTGACTTTAGATTGCCTTCAATAATATTCTTCAAAGTAGCAAAGTTAGCATTTTCCTTACCGGTGCTACCATAAGTAGGTGTGACATAAGTGTAATATACCTTAATAACATTCAGACAATCGTCATCAACAGCAATACTCAGACTACCATTAATAAACGGAGTGCCGGGATGCTTAGAATTTTCGCCAGTAACTTTCAGCTTCAAATCATGCTCATAAATATAACCTTCGATATGTGTCTCATTAATAAATCTAGCCTTTTTCTTAGCCATTTGAATACTCCTTTAAATCATAATTTTTACCTTTTTCATTAATCAGATATGTTACTGGGTTCTGTCCAAATTTATCAACATATCCATCTGTAACTAATTTACGGATAGCTCCCGTCACCTTGCGGGAACTAATTTCAAGCCCTTCCGCAATATCTTTTGCTTTTAGTCCTACCGAATCGGCAGTCTGCAAATAAGCAAGAATTTGCGCTCCAAGCTCAGTAATTTCTACCTTCTCACTGCTTTCTGACTGACTTTTAATCATCTGGTAAGTTTCCTGCACAGACTCTGGGATTTCTACGGGGTGTTTGCAATTTTCAACCAGATAATCAAAGTAATCCAAAAATTCTTCAAATCGGTTCATTTCACACAACCTTTAATTCTTTATGTTAATATAATAACATATTAAAAAGTTAAAATCAATTTAGTTCATCTAGGAAGATAAGTTCCTGGGCATAAGGAAGAGTCCGCGCAAACCTGATAAAACTAGGTGCAGGATAGTCTCCATCACCACTCCATTCGGCAAGTTTATGGAATCTACGCTGGCCCTTCGAGCATATAGCCAACAAATTCTCATAATTCATTGTCACTGTACGAGTTTGGAGCCAACTTTCAGGTAGCCATCGCACAAGTTCTTTCCAATACTTTTTTGCTTCTATTGGGTCCTCATCTTTTAACATTAAATACTTTTGACGAAGTTGCTCAAGGTCATTAATAAAACTTTCTGTTCTTACGCCAAGAGTAATATCATCAATAAGCTTTAAGTCACTATGGTTACAATCGGTTTCAAAGCAATCAATAGTAATAGGTTTGTCGGTAAGCTTGTGCATGGTCGAGGTACTGTTAGCTACTGTTCCGATTTTGTAGGTGTCAAATTCTTTCCACCAGTACAATGGGGCAGTGATGTCTACCGACACAAAAATCTGGCGCATGAACTTTCGATGTTCTGGCCCAGCTTTAATTAAAGTTTGTGCTAAGTGAAGGTCTTTAGGCCCGATATAAGCATATTCATAGCACCGGTTATCACGATAAATTAAACCTTCGGCAAGGAATTTAGCGAAAGTATCCTCTTTAGATTCAAAATCATTGGGATAGTGCTTATCAAAAACTAAAGTAGCCTAAGCAATAAGGTCATTAATTTCGCAAATACCAAATTCACTATCACTTAGATGCCAGCTATTCTTGGGATTTCGCATTCCTCTCAGGCTTGCTTCCCAGCCATAAGTTCTCACATTTTCAAATTTCATTTTTAATCCTCGTCCGTTAGGGTATATCCGATAATATCATTATTAGTAAAATAACTAACAAAATTTTCCAACTCATCAATTACAACCTTTTCAGCACATTCCTCTTCATCATAAAATCTATCATAGCCCATAATCTGCAAGCCAGTAATGCCATAAGCAAGAGCCTTCTGAGTCATTGCATAAGGATTTTCACACAAGAAAATTGCGTCATTTTTCTTAGCCAGCATCATAAGCTGTTTAGTCTTGCCATTATTTCTTCCTTTAATAATTCGTTCCACTTATTAACTACCTCCAAGAGTTTTATTCATACCGTGTTCCTTCGTTTGATAAAGCTCAATATAATAGACTTCTCGCTCGTTCAATTTATCTTTTGGAACGCGCTCTAAAATTTCAAAAGTAAAATTAATTAAACCATTTTTCTTCATTGCTGAATACAATTTATTTGTGGCTGTAGCAGAAGAAAGTCCAGCTTTAATATGTTGCCGAAATCGTTCTCTAATGTCCACAGATTGACCTATATACGACTGCTCAGTCACGGTATCAGTAATTTTATAGATACCACTAACCTTTGCCGTTCCGCTAAATAAATGAGACATTAAAGTATCATAAGCACCCTTATAGTAAACATCCCATACTATTTTATCAATAGCTTCCTTATGAGAGATTTTACTTTGAAGCTGCTTTAATATACTGATATCTTCTAGTTCTTGCTGCGATAGATTGAGCTTGTAATAGCTAACTTTTTCCGCAATTTCTTGCTCGCGTTGCTTAGCTTCTATAATAGCTATTTGCTTTTGTTTTAAATCGTCAAGTGCAGCTTGCTAAGCCTTCAGCTCTTGCTTATTTTTATCAAAAGCTAAAGAAAGTTCTTTTTCTTTCTCTGCATAAACCTTAGCTTGCCGTTCTAGCTCTGAATCATAATACTCACGCGCTAGAGTTTCTGCATTTCGCTTAGAAGATTCG